CAAGCCTTCTTGTAGCACTCTTTCGAGCATGACCCCGCCAAGTCCCAGTTATACAAACCACGCTTTCCGCAAACATCACACGTCTTTTCAAAGTCAGCCATGCGGTACTTGGTTTCGTCCAAGCCGTTGATATAGGCCAATGTCTCTTTACAAAGTTCGGGAAGTTTCATCGTTCACCCCACCTAAATTGCCTCTCTTGTTGAAGTTCAACCTTGCACGGTCCACAAAGTAAGTCTTCTGAGTTTGACATGACCTCTCCGCATCCTGGGCACATAATTAAAAACCATCCTTTAGAATTTTGACGGCAATACAAAAAACAAGGTAACTCACCGAAAGGCACAGCACACAAACACAAAATTGCATAAATGTTTCCATTAGAGCAACCCATCCTTCCACATCCCCAAAGAGATGCCCGAGAATATCGCTATCCAAATCCAGTCCATGTCCGCTCCTTAATTTAGATTCTTGCTTGCCCTTCGTGGGCTTGGTTGGGTCTGATGTCAACCACAAGAACCTTTTTCCTAACCGCTTGGTTATTTATAATCCTAAGCGTTTTGAGAGTCAAGTTAATTTTCCACTTTTCTTTAGTTCTTTAAACCGTTGGTATGCATCACTTTTTGGCTGTGTTTGCCCGAGTCCTTTGCACCAATAATCATTCCTAAGTAAAACTCTGCACATTCTTCTCCAGGACGGAGCCCAGCACTTAGCCTCTAATTCGGGCGGGGCTTCTTCTGGAATCAGCGTGTAACCCCTTTGATTCCATCCATAAATGAATTTTTTGAATCTTAAGACATAGTGTTCCCTGGTTTTCTTCGGCATTGTTTGCAGCAAAAGATTACAAAAACTTTTCCAAGTATGATTATCTGGTTTCGTAACTTTGTTATACCCATTTATGTTTCCATTTTCTTCAATGTACAAGGCCCCGCTGTTCGCTCCATTGACTCTGGCTATCAACTTAAACCATGTTTCCGGTTCCAATATGTGATAAAGCCAAAGGCCTTTACGTTGGTCATCCCCAAATGGCTGGCAAAGTCTTTGTTGGCTTAACTTAACCCCCGCCATGTTCATCTTGTCATAAATTTTATTATGGGGTTTGTCCGGAAACTTTGCGTGGAATCTCCAAATGTCTTCGGTTTTCCAATCGTAAATCGGGTAAACGTTATAGGTTTCGGCCACTATTTTCGTGGTCCACCTCTCGTTATCAAACATCAAGTCTTTCTTTTCCCATGTCGCAATAGCGCAATACCGATGAAGGCTTTCTTGCGCTCTTATACCTATAAACCCCGCCGTCTTTTTTCCTTGCCCATACCACTCACCAAAAAGAACTATGAACTCTTCAAATTCCATTTCAGCCAAAGCAAAAGGATAATCCTTTTCTGTTTTAATCCCGTCCGGTTTTTGTCTTATCCAAATATCTTTCTTGGTTTCATCCCAACACGTCCAACGGGGTTCGTAATTGGTTACGGCGTTTCTCAATAGCATCGGAATACATATCCAATGCGGATCTATGTTCTCTTTATAGAGTTCATACATTTCTTTAACGTGGTCGATTGTTTCGGCGTATTGCGCTTCAAAATCTATATACATCACAGCTACTTTTCTTTTCCTTTTTATCGCTTCTTCCATAACCAAGTGAAGCATTACACTTGAGTCTTTACCTCCAGAAAAAGCAACGTAAATACGTTCAAAATTATCAAATACCTTTTGAATTCTTTTTCTTGAGGCAGTTAAAACATCTTCTTTTTGATATCTAATTTTCCCCATGTTCCCCTCAATAAATGTCGGATTGTCTTCCGTTTGATAGCGCTTCGTCTAAAGTCACTTCTTTTTTGCCGTTTGCCACTAACCATTTATTTAAATATTCAAGCGCCTTTAGGTTTGCTTGTTCTTGTTGTTTTTCTGTTAGAAGGTTGAATCCACCACGAAAAGATGCTGGTATTCCAGAATCGTAACAAGCCGAAGCCTGTCCTAACCAAGCTATCCGATTCATGGAATTATTAGTCAAATAATGCTCACAAGAGTTTTTCCACTCGGTAATAACTCCGTTTAGTGCCTTAGAAAATCTTTTCAAATCCGTAAGGATTTTTTTATATTCTTCTTCGCACTCTTCTTTTGTCATTCCCTCTTTAGTGGTGTTATAGAATCCGGCTTTATAACATTCCCACTTTTCGTAAGTATGAAAAACTCTGTCTTCGTCTCCTGTATTGACGGTCCTAAAATCTTCCGTCTCTTGTCCATAGGTGTTTATATCGTCACTCAATCCCTTAAAGTCATCTTCAGTTATATGTCCTTCAACGTCCCACGATTTTGAAAACTCTTGGTCTTTAAAAAGTTCTGCAAGTCCAGTTATTTGACAAAGCCTCAAAATTTCATCTTCGTCCATCCCCAAGTTTTTGGCGATCCGTTCATTAGTCCAGTTCCTCGCCTTTAATTCGACAACAATATCCGACATAGCTTCTACTTTGTGTTTTCCTCTTGCCCTATTGTGCCTAATCGTTGCGGCAATACGGTCTCCCTTATCTGTTCGTTCATTGTTAATCACAACGACAGGCAAGTATCCTTTTATTCTTTTACTTACAGTTTTAGATTCCTTGCCAACCCTGTGCCGGTGAAATCCGTCAACAACCTCATATATCCCGTCGTGTTTCCAAGAAACTATTGGTTGTGTATATCCATCTTCCTGAATTGATGTTTCTAGGAGTTTCATTTCTGGCGGAGCAACGCTGTTTGGATTATAGTCATTAGCAAATACATCAACACCACTAACCCAAATCACGCAGTCAACTGGTTCGTTTTTAAATGGGCTATATTCTTTCAGCGCCAATTTAATATCGTTTATGGTTTTAATTCGTTCTTCATCTTCCATAAATGCCAAATCCGAAAAAATCTTTTTCGCTTTTTTTACAACAGCGTCTTGCTCTTTTGAAGTTTTAAATAGGTCCATAATTTTCTCCTTTCCAAAATAAACTAAACGGTTTGGTTTTGAACGTCAAGAATTTTTTTTAAAATCTTTAGTCAAAATCTTTTTGTATGTAAAGATTAAGAATTAAAACCAACAGATAAAAACCAGACTTAGAGGCAAAGCGGTAGCTTTGCTCAAAAATAATGGTCCCGATTCCTGACACTTCATCACCCGCCAAAGTCCCTTTCGGGCGAAACTCGGGTCGCACTATGAATCGCATAGCCTAAGTGGAATTCAATATCCACAGATGAGTGTTTTTTATACGAACGGTTTATCGCTGACCGAGTGAACGATTAGAACTTGGCCCTAATAGCCTTTAAGTCTTCTGCGCTGTTTTGCTGTTCTATTTTTAGATATTGTCTAACTGCCGAACATTTGTCCGTGGCGGTCCAGGAAAGGTCCCTGCCCGCTCTAAAATCGGCATGGGCCGCAGACTTCCGAACACCGCTCAACTTGCTCGTCCTGGCCCAGGTAAGGTCTTTGTTTTTTGAATTGTCTGAATAAACGGCAATCTTTTGAACCTTGGAAGTTCTATAGACCCTAGCCCAGGAAATATCATTTCCCTCGCACCAATCTGTTATGGCACGCCCTACGGCAAGTGCATCTTCTTGGATTATTTTTGGGTCTACTTTCAAAACAAAAAGCCCCTTACTGTGCGGGCTTGCAAGCATTGACGTTATGCCCAAGGAATTAACCTTGACCCGCCCAATAAAGGGCTTCGTTGCGCCATCCGTTGCAAGCGGAATATTTACTTCTAACACTTTACTTGGCGAACAGCCAAAACCCCCGAACTAAATCAGGGGCGGTGTTGATAAGAGTATCGTACTAAAATAGATTTTATTGTCAACGAAAAACGCTCCGTCCAAGGGTGCGACCTCAAGGATAGGAGCGTCTCTTTGCGTATACTCGCCAGTAAATCAATTATACGTTTAAACGGCCTTTATTTGCAAGATAAAGGTTAATCCGCAATCCACCACAAAAACGCCCAGAAAGCCCGTTTAAAGGCCTTTATTTTAGCGTTTAATCGCATCTGCTATCGGTCCCGCAATCTTTTCCACACTCCGACCGATTGTATAGCCTCCCAGCCCGATTTCCATAAGGCTCCAAAGATGGTTATACTCATCTGGCGTAATGTCCTTAGAAGTAAGTCCAAAGACCCTAGAAACAATAAGACAAAGAAAAACAAGCATAGTAATAGGACGCCAGGATGAAGCCAACCAATTTGACGACGCCGCCTCAGTTTTAACATTGTCCGCCGCCGCCTGTTCTAGTTGAGTTTGAGAAGCCAAAAGAGCCTGTTGAAGTTGAAGCTGTAATGCTTGGGCCTTTAACTTATCTTCTGGGTTCGGAAAAACAGAATCAACAACCTTTCCAACAATCGAAAATATAGCGTCAAGCATTACGGCCCCCTTTTTACAAACCGATCAAAAATTTAACGACAGCTCCGACCACAGGAAGATGACCGATAAAGGCCAAGGTCAGAATGGTTGCACCACAGACGACAATGCTTTCTTTCAAAGTAAAATTAAAGCTCATAAAATCCCCCATTCTATTTGTTCGACCTTTGATACATAATCATCGGTCTCTTTTTTCACATCACTATCGGTTTTCCAATCGTTTCCATGTTGCCAGGTTCGTAGGGCCTTTTCCTCACCCAAAGCTAAAACGAACATTGAAAGCTGTTCCGCCAATACCTTGTTTGCCTTGTGGGGGTGTTTTCTTATCCAAACCCTCCACCCACACCGAGGGCGTTTCATTCCCTGGCGTTCCAATAGAATGATTATAACGCACCATCTCCCACCCGAATAGCCAAAATACTGTTCATTATCAACCGGATTTAATCCACACTCTTGGATACAGGTTGCCAGATATATGTTTGCAATCCTCGGGTCTTCTCCACAGCCTTCCCACGAAGACCAAGCAAACACAGATATTTCTTTTGCCTTGGCTTGTGAATTCCACTTTTGGGCGCACCTCCACACACGCTTTAAATAAATGGTATATGCGTCTTGTATTTCTTTTGCGCCATCAATGGTGGGAATGGCAAAGAGAAGGCAGGATAGGATAAACCCCAGGAAGGGTTTTATTTAGACGTTCTCGACATCGGAAGGCTCCTCCGAAAGTAATGGGCAGGTCCCATCTTTAGTTAGGGTCTGCCAGTCTGCGTTCTCTGCATGGTCTAAGTCCACTATTGTCTTAAAATCCCCGCCCCATGTCAATCCGCAATCTCTTACGATTGCCCCTATTTTGTTCCATGTTTCCGTAGAAACGGCCTCATATTGGACGAATTTACCGTTTTGGTCTAGAGGGCAGTAATCGAAAGCCAGACCGTAATTGTGGGGGCTAGAGCCAAACTTGGCCTTGGATAGTCCTTGAGCAAAGAAAGCGTCTTGTTCGGCCTTTCCCCGCCATCCATAAATCAGTTCAATAGGAACACCCGCTTGCTGGCATTTCTGTTGGACTTCTTTATACACCCCATACATTCCACCAAAAAGGATGAAAGTTTTTCCGGTGTGATTCTTGACACGGACGTACTTAGCCATTATTTATCCTTGTTTGATGCCTTTAGATCGGCTACATCATAAATGAGCTTATCAACCTTGTCTTCCATTCTATCGAGTCTCTTTGCGACATTTAACCTATCAAAAACCCCTTTAGAAAAAGCCAAAGCAAAGGCTCCCCATCCCATAACATTTGTCCCGTGGTCCGGGTCAATTTGAGGCGCTGACATATAAAATCCTTTCATTTAAATAATTCCTGTTAAAAATAAAGCCATATACTGGTCTGCGTTTGTTGCCGTTCCCGTTCCGGTTCTCCACAACAAAGAAAAGGTCGTGGTCGTCGGGGCCCCGCCACTTCCTGCGTTCAAGAATAAAGCCAAAGCTGATGAGGTTGCGTTGGTTGTGCTTGTCGCACTTCCGGTAATTCCATAAAAAGCGTCTGTCTGCGTATTCTTGAAGGTAAACGTGTCGTTTCCGGTTCCGGTGTGAGTGGCATCTGAAATCAGATTGAGATTCAATGAACGACTTCCACTGAACCAAAACTCAACCCTAGAAGTTCCTGTGCTTGGAGTGGTCGGATTATTCGCCACTGTGTAATCGAATGTATTGGTGGTAACGTTCGATATAACAGCAAAGACATTATAATCGGTTTGTGTGGCGTTCTTGATTTGAACGTAATCTCCATTAGCGAAGCCGTGAGCGTTCAAAGTATATGTGGCCGTTGTTCCGCTTCTCGTAATAGCCGAAGTCTGATTAGTTCCCTTGTATTTTCCAATCATCACAAGACTTGGCGTGCTTTTGCTGACGGCGTTCCCACCCAATGACGTGATTGTCAAAGAACCAGTGTTTGAAATCGTTGCATCTCCACCAACCGTTGTCCATGTAG